CAACCCGGCCTCATCGCCAGCAGGCTTGGTAGCCCGCCACGCACCCGTCTTGGTGTTCAGACACCCCTTGACTGCCCGAATCGCCAGCTCGTCAGAAGGAACAGCAACACTGCCCTTCTCACGGAGAAGACGAAGCGGTTCCGCCAGGGCCGCCATGATCACCAAGGAACGATCTTCCTTGGACATGGAACCTCCGAAGGGTTTGGCCTCATCAGCACCCGCATCACGGGTGGACCCGGTTGCCCGGGTTTCGGCCTATCAGCCCACGCCATCGTTGCGGGCGTATGACTCCAGAGCGGAGAAAAGTGCGTCCCAGTGGTCCGCTCCCAAGTGGCGTGACCACTTGTAGTAGATGTTGAAGTAATCCGGCATAAAGCCTCCTGTATCCTGCCCGCATGCGGATAGAGTAAACCGTTTACTCCCCGCGTTATCGGCCGTTGTCGTCGGCCGATTGTCTATGGCAAATACCCCCCGCCCTAATCTGGAAAAAATCCGAGATTATTGGCCGTGGCCTGGACGCATGGATTCCCATGCACCGTAGGCTCGCCGCCTGGAGTTACCTAACGTCAGGCAGCGGGGCGTTTGTAACCGTCGTTGTCCCGTTGTCGGCCGTTGTCGGCCGCGTTACGGGGTCGAATGTATATGGCAGATACCCCCCACCCTATTCCGAAAAACTTTTTTCGGCCGCGGTACAGTGGGCTTGGAATGGTGTCCGATATCTGGGATAGTAAAGGGACCGCCGGGGACGTTCGATCCCCGGGGACACGTTCGGAGGGAAAGACGATGGACACCTATAACCCCGCTACGATTGGCAGCGACGACATGATCGCCATCCTTGCCCGATTGGACCGCTACTTGAACCGACACGGTTCCCGTTACGGGGAAGCCCCGATTCGGGACGATCAACGGGACGACGTTCGGCAATCCATCCTCGCCGATTGGCTTGGGGACGATTGGACCGCCCGGGATATGGAATCCCTTGCCCGACACGGCCGGACGCTATTCCCTCCGACGCTGTCGGAAACCGGCCGACACTTGCGGGGCCTGCTATTCCACGCGGGAAGGGCCCGGAAACGCGGATGGCGGGCGGAGGGATCGACCCGCCGGGTCGCGGATCGGCGGAGGGATCGCGAGGAGTTTACGGGGGCCGGGTCCGCGTCCCGTGCTGCCGACCCCGCGAGGATCGTAGCCGCCGTGGAATCGGCCACGGGGGCCCTTGTGTTGTCCCCTGCGGCGCAGCGGGAACGGTCCCGCCGGGGATTGCCCGCGACGATCCCGGGGGGGGCTTCGTTCGTTTCATCCAAGGCACCGCGTCCCTTCCGGGTGATGCGCCGCCGGGGACGGAAGGGAATCACAATCGACGTTGTCGCGAGATTGGAGGATCGGACGTTGATCGACGTTCGCCCCTACACGGTCCACCGGTTCGAACGGGTCGGGAGCGTGCCGAATCGGGACGTTCCCCGGTCGTTCGCCAAACTCCCGGCCGGGGTTACCTCGGCCGATTGCCGCGAGGCTATCGGGTAACGCGGGAGGGATCGACGACGCGGGAACCGCCCCGGGGGGACGATCCTTCCGGGGCGGTTTCATGCGCAGGGGGGGGGATGCATCCGAACTAGTCGCGGGCCCGGTTTCAGGCCCTTTCAGGCAACCTTACGGGAACGTAAGAAATGCCGGATTCGACCGCGTAGACTTGCGGGAAAGCGTAAGCCTAGACGCCGCAAGTACTTGCGACAGATTCTATCCCGGCCGAATCGCAGGGTTTCAGACACCCCCAACCCCCCCAGGCCGAAGCGTCTAGTCATCACGTTCCCCTCCCGACTTTTTTCACCCCTCTAGCCCCCACGTGGCGTTTTCCCGGCCGTTTCCCCCCAACCCGCCCACGGACACCCTTGTGGCGGCATTGGTCTTTAGGCCCTCTTCCAGGGCCTCTAGCAGGGAGATGCCCGTGACGCTGTGCAGCTGCTGCCAACCTGAGTGCGAGGTGGACGGGGACTGCTACTACCAGATCGTAGGCAGCATTGACATCGAACTACCAACTTGCCCGGCCGACTACCTGTACGTGTACTTTGACAACGAAACCGACGCGCTTGAGTACGCCTTGTCAATAGCGTCCACGCCTGGAAACGACATCTGCGGGGCTCCGGTGGTGGATTCCATAAACGGCAAGTGCTGTGACGGCGAGTGCTTCCCATTCTTTGACTCTCTGCCGTACTTCACCAACGACGAGGTTTCCACTTGTCCATGATCTACGTGGACGTCCGCATCCTGCACAAGCGGCTTCCCGGCAAGTACGACCACATTCACAGCGGTCGGGTTGGCGTTACGGCCGAGGACTTGGGGATTTCCCAGCAGCGGATGTTGAGTTACCACGCTGGCGGCCCAGGCACCGAGCTGAAGAAGCTCTTGTCTCTGCTTGGTATCAAGCCCGAAAAGGGGTGCGCGTGTGCCAAGCGCGCCCGTTACATGGACCGCATGGGCTGTGACTGGTGCCTGGAGAACATGGACACCATCGTCCGGTGGCTCAAGGAAGAATATGAACGCCGGAAGCTCTTGGTGCCGTTCTCGGATCTGATTGCTCGGCAGGTCGTCAAGTTGGCGATCAAACGGGCTCGCAAGGCCAATAGTAAGTGAGGTGACACATGATTGACATTGATGCTCTGTTTGGCGTGGAATCCGAAGAAGACCGTGTTAAGCAGGAGCGCGTGCGGCGCTACCGGGCTGACATGGAGAAGGCCAGGGGCTACGGCCAGCCGAGTGGTATTCCTGGCGTGGCTTCCATTGCCGCCGGCATGCACGGCCAGCAGGGGCAGGCTCTCCAGGGCATGGCCAATCAGGTCATGAGTGCGCACCAGCGAGAGCATGATTCCCGGCTGGCGCAGATGCGGGAACAGCGCCGCATGGAGCATGAGAAGGAGATGGCCATGATGGCCACTAAGCTCAGGCAGCAGGAGCAGGAAGGTGCCATCATCCGATCCCTACTCAATGGATGACAACCCGCTCTGGTTTCTCTTTGAGGAGCGGGAAGACTACTGATGGCTAACCCGTCGCGATGGGACGATCTGATCCGTCTCTTGGGACGCCAGGGCGGGGACGCCAAAACAGGAGTTCGCTACTCGCGCGGGTTCGTCAAAACTGCGGAGTTCGACCCCGAGACGCTAGATATCGCCGCCCGCGGTTATCGCGCTAAGTACTTGAGAGAGACACCAGAAGACATAGCGAAGGCCCGGGAAGTCGGCGAGCGGGCCCTGAAGCGATATCGCGACGGCGAGGTGGCCGGGCTGTACTCCCGTGGCACAGCGGCATACCCCAAGGGCGACCGGGAAACGCGGCGACATGAGCTGTTTCACGGACTGGCAAGCAACGCCGAAACCTTTCCGGAGTGGCGGCAATCGCCGACGCTGGATCGCCTTGGTGCCCTACAGCGACTGGCCGGAACCGACAACGGGCTGTCGCGAATCTTGGAGGAGCTTGCCGCGCAGTCAGTCGGCAAGAGGAGGCGACTGAGCGCCTCCGAGGCCATGTCGATAGCGGCTGACTATGCCCCAAGCTATCGCCGCTCTGGCGGCCTCCTGCACGCCGCGCCGGCCTATGCCATTGGCTACGGACCATTGGCTCTCGCCGGCGGCGCAGCAGCTGGCCTCGGCACGCAAATCTCCCTCCCGTTCGGCACGGAGCAAGAGGTGTCTGCGGACGAGGTTCCGGTTCAGTGGGAAGGTGAACAAGAGCGAACGGATGCCGAAAGGATTGACCAGATCCTCCGCGCCTTGGAGGAGAATCGCTGATGGCTAACCCCTCCCGTCTCAGTGACGTCCTGTCTGCTGTCAGTCGATCAGCCCCAGAGTCTCAGTACATCAGGGCGTACCACGGTAGCGGAGCGGATTTTAGGCAGTTCGATTCAAGCAAAATCGGAACCGGCGAAGGCAATCAGGCGTACAGCCATGGCCTGTATTTTGCGGGGCATGAGCCCCTCGCCAAGCGGTACAGGGACGCACTTGCGCAGGAGATGCCGTACAACAGTCCGGAGGAGGCTGCTGCCGAGTATTTGGCCGCCCAAGGAGGGGACACCAGCAGCGCGCTGCAAGTGTTGGCCGAACACGCGAGCGAACCCGTTGCATACGGATACGGCACTGCCCGAGAGCAAGACATCATCAGGCGAGCCAGAGAGCTTCTTGCTTCAGGAGCAGAAGTTGTCCCGCGAGAGCGCGTTGGCCACATGTACGAGGTGGAGATAGCGCATCCGGAGTCCAGGCTGTTGGATTGGGATGCGCCGCTGCGTGGACAGAGTGCCGGCGAACCGGGCGTCATTGATCGCGCGTCGGCTGGGCTGGACAGCAGGCATCGCGACGAGCTTGTGTCCTTGCCTGAGTGGGGCGAAAGAATGCCGGGCAGCGGACTCTACAGAAGGCTTGTTAGCGCGTATGAACAGCAGCTGCAAGGCCCGCTTGGCGTTCGCAGGCACGCCCCGGCAATGGCATCGCGCGCGCTGTTTGAGGCGGGCGTTCCAGGCGTCCGCTATTTCGATGGGTTTTCGCGAAGAGCGCAGTCCGGCACCCGCAACTACGTGATGTTTCCCGGCACCGAAGACTCCATCCGCATCCTCCGCAAGTACGGACTCCTTGCTCCGATAGCGGCCGGCGCAGCCATGGGGGAAGAGTGATGGGCGTTGCGCGATCAAACATGCAGCCCATGGGCTTTGAGAAGCTGTGGAGCGAGGACAGCACAAGCGGCAAGCCCCTGATGCTGTCGCTTCCGAGCGGGGAAGTTTTGCTGATACAAACCTTGACGCCGGACGGTCGGGCGATGTCGGACGACGAGGCGTTGGCGGCGTGGCAATCTTCTCGGCAGTCGCTGGGATCATTCAGTTCGCCGGAAGAGGCGGCGGCGTTTTCCAAGCTGATGGCGATGCACTCCACGCCTGCACCGGAAGGAGCGCTCCGTGGATTCTGATGGCGACAAAATCCGCCAGCTCATTCCCAACCGCCCCGTGCGAGATGTGCAGGGCGGCAAGAAGTTTGTCGTCCGCGCCAAGGTAGGCGACGAGGAGCGACTGGTCCGTTTCGGGGACGCCTCCATGGGGCACTACAAGGAAGGCTCTTCGGATCGCGGCCACGGGGACGAAGGCCGGCGCGAGAACTTTAAGGCGCGGCACAATTGTTCAGAGAAGACCGACAAACTGAAGCCCGGGTATTGGTCCTGCAACTGGAGCTGGTGAGTGGCCGAATCATTCTGGCAGTGGCAAGCCCGCAACATCCCCGACCAAGAGCGGGCCGCCCAGCAGCGCGCCTTGGAATCCCTCAAGCTCCCTGACGCCTACACGCCGGGGACGCAGGGATTCAACCCGCGAACCAACCCAAGTGCGTACATCCGCGCTCTGATCGAAGAGACGGACAAGATGCCGGTGGACTTGCAGGCGGAACGGTTTGCCCGCTGGAAGCTTCATCACGGCCCGGGCCCAGACCTCGCAAAGAGGCCGAAGGATCGCGCACGCATCGAAATGGACGCCCGCCGTCGTCATTACCTGGAGAAGATGCTTGCGGCCTATGGCGTTCCATTTGAGCCTGGGGTGGAGCCAGAGGCTTGGCAGGTGCTGTCGGAAGAACCCCGCAAGGCGATGATGAACTACGCCACCAACGCAGGCTCCGTAGCGGCAGCCGCCGGGTTCCGCGACGAGATTGTCAGCTTGTCGGAGTCGGTTGGCATCCTTGGCCCAGGCGCTCCGCTGCACACGGCAGGAACGTGGATGCAGTCCCTGCCGAGAACCGTGTACGCGACGGGCGAGCTTGGCTGGGGGGAAGGCAAGAACAAGAACGCCCTGCAGAACCTCCGCAACGCATGGAACACGTTCACCGCTCCAGTCCAGGCGATTGCTGGCGTGGACGGCGGCACCTCTGCGTGGAAGGACGCCGACATCGCCAGGGAGACTGTCCAAGACCAAGACTGGAAGACCGCTGCCTATGGCGCGAAGTACGCCGAGGATCCCGCCGATACGAACTGGAATCCCTACCAGCGCGCGGCGGGCGAATCCTTTCTGCTCTCGCAGATTGGCGACCCACAGAAGGGAACTGGCTCCGCAGACGACGGCATGCAGTTCTTCATGCGTGGAGGCGTCCCCCGCCGGCCAGCGCGCTGGGCAGGCATGCTTACCGACGCCTTTCTGAACCCCGTCCCGCCAAGCGTCAGCCCATTCCTCTCGGCGGTCAAGGCTGGTCGGCTAGGAGCTGCTGCAGTCCATGCCGGCGTTGAGTTGGGGCCAGACCTCCTCGTCGCAGGCGCGGGCGAACTCAACGATTACCAAGCCAAACAGCAGGCCGACGAACTAATCAAAAGGCTGTCGAATCAGTAATGCCTAACCCGGCGCGCGTCTCCCCGTAACAAAAACGCCCTTACCTGTGCATTGGTCTGGTAGAGCCTTTCCCCCAAGGTGAAACCAGCAATGTCAGACGAAACGCTTAACGAATCCGCCGTCGCCGAAGCCCCCGTTTCGGACGCCCCGATTGAGTCTGCGGCCCCGCAGGGAACCGGCGACTCTTCGTCTGGTTTTTCTACCCCCTACGAAGCGTTCCGGCACCTGCCCGAGTTCCAGGGGCAGGACGATCTGGCCATCGCTCAGAACCTGTACCGTTCCTTCAACGGCTACCAGGAAGCCCAGCGCGCCCTGCAGCAGTACCAGCAGGTCGTCCCCTACGCCAACGAATACCTTCGCAACGAGCAGGCGTTCCGCCAGTGGCAGCAGGAGCAGGTCAAGGCTTCGCAGCCCGCGCCGGCCGAGAAGCCGAAGTGGTGGAATCCCCCGCAGGTCGAAGAGTCCTACAAGTCCTACATCGTCCGCGACCCGCAGACGGGCAAAGAGGTCATCGACCCCAATGCCCCGATCTCCGTGCAGGAGAAGCTGCGGTCGTATCAGGACTACACCGCGAACTTCGCTCGCAAGTTCGTCACGGACCCTGAGAACACGCTGAAGCCCTTCATCGAAGAAGTGGCCATGCAGAAGGCTCAGGAGCTGGTTGAGAAGCAGCTCGGCCAGTACAAGGCCAGCAACTACGTTCAGGATCTTGATCGCCAGAACGCAGACTGGCTGTACGACCAGAACGGCCAAGTCTCCCGCGAAGGTCAGGCTATCCAGGCGTACATCCAGCAGGCTTCCGAGATCGGGATTACCTCGCCCGAGGCCCGCTGGAAATACGCCACTGGCATGCTGCAGCGCGATCTCTTGGATCTGCGCTACCGCCAGATGCACTCGCAGATGGCGCAGCCCCCGATGCAGCAGCAGCCCATGGTGCCGCAGCCTGTTCCTGCCGACCCGGTCGCGCAGTCGAACATGGAGTTCCTGCGGGAGCGCGCCACCCGAACCCCGAACCGTAGTGCCGGAACCACAGAGCCTCGGGCACCGCGCCAGAGGATGAGTTTTGAGGACAGGCTTCGCGGCCAACTCGTAAATGATGGAGTCATCTGATGAGTAGCAGTGTCGATTGGGCTCGTTCTATTGCAACGACGATTGTCAACCATCTTCGCGAAGAAGAGATTGCGTCGTTGCGGAAGTACAAGTTCTTTGCCGCGCTTGAGGGCGCCGGCCAGATCCGCACCAACATGAGTGGGCGCGGTTTCGACTGGGAGATCCAGTACAGAAACCATAACCCGAGCGGTAACAATGGTGAGACGCCGCGGTCGTTCGCTCGCGAGAACCTCTGGAAGAAGGCCGAGCTGGAGTACCGTGGCGCGCAGGTCACGGACGCGATCTACAAGCGTGAGATGCTTGAGAACCGCTCGGCCCAGGCTCTCATCAACGTGGCCGGCAAGATGTCGAACCGTCTGCTCACCAGCATGGAGCAGTACCTTGCCAAGGAATGGATCGTTGACGGCTATGCGTCGGGCAACGAGCTGCGGTTCCACGGCATTGAGTCGTTCATGTCCGCGACCCAGACGATCAACGTCGGCACTGCGGCCACGGGCCGGACGGCTGACGCTGCGGATCCGTTCTTCTACCCGAACGACACCTACGCCGGTCTTTCGACCGTCCTGGGCGCGTACGGCGGCTCGGCTCCGACTGTGGGCTCTTGGCCCAACGGCAACGCTGATCCGGAGTTCGATTTCTTCAGCCCTGTGATTGTGAACGCCGACTCGTCCTACTTCGGTGGAACGAGCTGGTCCAGCAACTGCGTGAAGGCTGTGCGTGAGGCGATCCACCAGACTCGCCGGAACGACAGCAAGGAAGATCAGGTGGACATGGTGCTGTTCGACCGGCGCCTGTACATCGACTTCCTCAACGCCCTGGATGCCAAGGAGCGGGTGATCGTCAGCCGCACCAACGGCCTCCGGAGCTATGGCTTCACCGATGTGTTTGAGCTGGATGGGGTGGAAATCTCGGGGGAAAATTCTGTCCCCGCGAACACGGGCTACGGTCTTGCCGTTGGCAACATCGAACTCCTGTGCATGGAAAACCAGCTCATGGTGAGCGAGGGACCGTTCTACGACGAGCTGACGCAGCAATTCCGCTACGTGGTTTCGACCCTCGGCAACTTGAAGTTCAAGTCGCCGCGTAACTTCTTCAAGATCGTTGTCTGAAAGCGAGGTACTGACAGATGAGTCTCTTTGACGATCCGCCGTTCGCACTTGGGCAGACCCTCGGGGTTTCGTCCGCTTCTGACGGCACGGGCATTGTCGGGGAAATCAAGACCTTCCCTGACGTCAATCCGCGAACTGGTCAGGTCCGCAGCAATCGGCTGAAGACCTGCATTGCAGTGCGCAACAGCTCGGGCGCTACCTTGCTCGGCAAGCGGGCGGTGGCGTTCGCGGCTGGCAGCTTCACCGCTGTCAGCGGCTACTCGCGGCTGACCAACGATGTGGTGGCTGGCGTTGCGGATGAGTTCCTGCCATCGACGGGCGTTGCCGCGAATGATGTGTTCTGGGTGACGGTGGCTGGTCCGACCGAGCTGATTGTTGGTCAGACCGTGGCGGTGGGTGATGTTGTGGCTGCGGTCACGGCGCACACCACCAACGCCACGGACTCGGCGGGCACCGGCGGCTACGGTGCTACGGTCAGCGTGACTGTCGCTCCGCAGGTCGGCCGAATCGGTCGGGTGGTGTCGGGCACTACCAACAACGTCAGCATCATCGCCAACGTCGTCCAGATTTGAGGGGGCAACACCTGACATTTTGCCCTTCGCGGGCAATCGGGGGACGCCGCTGGCGGGGCAACCTGTCAGCGGCGTTTTCTGTATATGGAACCAGCAATCCAAAACCTTGACTTCCTGCGGCAGCTCATTGCCGAGGCGCGTATGGACGAGGCCATGCCAGACATGGCCCGCCTGCGAATGCTGACAGGCTTCGGCATGGGCACCGACTCGCTCACCACGGAACAGGAGGACCGATGAGTTCCATGATGCGGCCAACGGCCAACAGGCCGACGCAGAACACCTACGGTGCGCAGCCGCCCTCCATGAATCAATACAAGCCCGGCCAAGCGCAGCCGCAGCAGCAGTCGCAGGGCACGCCCTATCAGGCGTACACCCCGAACGCGAATGAACGACCGGCGCCCCAGCAGCCGCGTGCCCCGCGCCCGTGGGAGGCCGTCCCGCCGCCGCCGGGCTCTCCGCCGCCCATGCAGCCGAGCGAAGGGCTGCTAGGCCCCATGCCTCGCAGCGGGGCTTTCTACAATCAATACGGCATGGACGCGATGCGGCTCACTCAGCCCACCGTGCCTTCAATGGCTGGCTATCCAATTGTGCAGCAGCCCAGTGGCGACACCATGTACGCGGGTGGCACGCCTTACTTCAACGAACGCACTGGGCAGAACGTACAGCCGCCGCCTTTCCAGATGGCGCCCGCCCAGACTCCTTGGGGGGCCAGCATGGACCCGTTTGCGGAGCGGGATGCGTTCGTCAACCAGATCAACCAGCAGCGGATGCAGAACCAGATTGCCTTCAATTCAGGCGGGCCGACGAACCCTGCCGCTGGAATGAATCCCGGCATCGACTACCAGCTTGCCATGCAGCAGGCGGGTCTTGCCGGCGGCGCTCCATCCATGTCACCGGAGTATGGCGACAGCCTGATCGCGAGGCTCAACGGCCAGTTCGGCGGCTTTCAGCAGCCCGCCTACTACCCAGGCGGAACGATGAACGACGGGTACGGCATGGGCATGCCGTCCAGCGCGCCTCCGCGACCCTCTCCAGCTTCGCGTCCGCGACTTAGTCCGGCGGCGGAAGAGTTCCAAGAACAGATCGCCCGCCGCACGGCATCGCAACCCCTTCGCCCCGCTACAGACTTTTCGCTGGGCCTCCCCACTCGCCTCCCCGCCCCCAACAGGCGTGATGTGCAGGCCGCATTTGAGAACCCATCGGCTTGGAGACATCAAGATCCGCAGGAGGCTTCCAGGGTCGCGAGAGAGGAGGCGGTGCGGCGTGGGCAGACTTGGACTGAACAACAGGGGCGAGACGTTTACAACGCGGCGAACAAGAACAACTGGCTTGGCCCAGACGCGCAGCGTGCTGTGCGCAACATGTCGCCGTCCAACCAGCGGGCTTACTTGCTGATGGGTGGCTTCAATCAGAACGAGGTCACCGACTACATCAATCGCAACTCTGGCAAGGGCAAGAAGAAGCGTTGACACGCGGAGTGTACTTTAGTACACTGCACACTCCCCCCGAGGTGTACTATGCAGCAGAAGTTCAACGTCGGCTTTGTCACCTTCTCCTACGGCGGCAACGGCGGCATCTCCTCTGAAGTCCCTGACATTCGGGAATGGATGACACCGCTGGTTGTGGAGCTGTCCCGCGACCCGCGTATCGACCAGATCCGCGTTTGGAACCTCGCGGACACGCCGATCACCATGACCAGAAACCGCGCCGTCCTGCAGGCCCGGGAGTTCGGCGTGGATGTCTTGGTGATGATCGACTCGGACATGAAGCCCGACATCAACGCCGGCCAGCCAGACGCCAAGCCATTCTTCCAGTCGTCGTTCGACTTCTTGGTGGACCACTACCACAAGGGCCCTTGCATCATCGGCGTTCCGTACTGCGGGCCTCCTCCGGTGGAGTGCGTGTACGTGTTCCGGTGGCAGAACATCCAGACCGGCCACCCGAACCCAGACTTCCAATTGGAAATGTACGACCGCCACACGGCCGTGAAGATGTCGGGCATTCAGGAATGCGCTGCTCTGCCGACCGGCCTGATCATGTACGACATGCGGGTCTTTGACCTTACGGAACCGAAAGACGATCAGGACAAGCCATGGTTCTATTACGAATTCAAGGACCGCTTCCAGGCTGACAAGGCATCGACCGAAGACGTCACCATGACCCGGGATGTCTCGCTTGTCGGCACGCAGAAGTTGGGCTTCAACCCGGTGTACTGCAACTGGGACGCTTGGGCTGGTCATTGGAAGCCCAAGTGCGTGGGCAAGCCGCAATACATTCAAGCCAAGGATGTCAGCGCCAAGCTCAAGGACTGCTGGGAGTGCAACTACGAAGCCGGCGCCACGCTTGTTGACCTGAAGCAGGACGCCCCGTTCGACAATATGGGGATGGACCTTCCGGACGCCGACAAGGCGGCACTGCAGGCGATGATTGGCGACTTCATCCAAGAACACAACCGAGCGCCGACCGTCCTTGAGGTTGGGTCTTGGGCTGGGCTCTCGGCAATTGTCATGGCCAAGGCCGGGGCCGCTCGCGTCCATTGCGTGGATACGTGGGAAGGCAACAAGAACGACGAGGGGACGAAGCAGTACAACGGCAGTCGGGGCACGCCCTTTCAAGTGTTCTTGCGGAACACGCAGGGCCTTCCGATCACGGCCCGAATCGGCCGGTCCCCAGACGCTGCGAAGGACATCGCCGGCCAGTACGACATCGTCTACATCGACGCCGAGCATGATTGCGAATCCGTGATGAAGGACATCGCGGCGTGGAAGCCCAAGGCCCGCCACATCTTGGCTGGGCATGACTACCACTGTTTCCCTTCCGTCCAGAAGGCTGTGCTGGACTCTGGCCTGAAGCCGGAAGTCACCGGCAACGTGTGGCGTGTCCGACTATAAGGTCTGCATCAGCTGCGGGACGTCGCTCCCCGCCACCACGGCGAACTTCCATAAGGCCAAGGACGGCTTTCACTCCCGCTGCCGGAAGTGCCGCAACAAGAAGATCCGCCAAGACCGCAAGGGCAAGCGGAACAGGAAGCTGGAGGAGATTGAGCGCGGGGCGGTTGATCTGTTCATTGCCGCGGCCAGGATCGGCGGGGCCAACATCCCCCACTCGTCCGAGCTGCTGGAGTGCCTCATGGAGTACTCCGGTGGCGTGCGAGGGTTCGCGAACATGTACATGAAGCAGTACTACGACGCGCCGGTTGGTGGTGCGTTCCGAACCAAGATGCTTGATTCCGTTGTCCGACTCATCGTCGGCAACACGGCTATGGGCGGCGCCAAGAAGCCGCTTGAGCTGATGAGCGAAGAGGAGCTTGAGGCTGAACTGCGGCGGCAAGTCTTGGAGGCCGCTATGACCATGCAGAAAGTAGAGGTGGTTGATGAAGTGCGAAACCTGCCGCTGGTGGCACCAGCTGAACAAGGAGATGCAGGAAGCGGGGATCGGCCTGTGCAAGAGGTTCCCGCCAAGCTGGCTGAACGAGAACACCTGCGCTTACCCGGTGACCCCGCGCACGGATAGCTGCGGCGAATATGAAAAAGCGACACCCCAAGATCCCGCCGCCGCCAGTGCCTGAAGGCCCGGTCGCCGGGCTTACGCAGCACGCACTGTCGCAGATGAAGGACGTTCAGGCCGAACTGGCCGAACGCCGCCTAGAGGCATTGCGTCTGTGGGTTCCCATGGCAAAGCAAGAAGAGTTCCACGCCTGCATGGCTTCGGAGCGACTGGTAATCGGCGGCAACCGATGCTTGGCTGGCGACCAACAGGTCTGGGATCCAGTGGCCCGACGTCACTGGACGGTCAACCAAATCCGCGTGCCGTTCTGGGTCGAATCGCTGGTGAATGGAAAGCGTGTCACGGCGAAGGCAAACGCCCCTTTTGTTAAGGCTCGCGAGGCCCTGTATGCCTTTGTTCTGAGCAACGGACAAGAGATTCGCTGCACGCTGAATCACCTCGTTCTTTCCAGCGACGGCGAGTGGACTCCCCTCCGCGATGCGCTGCTGCCAGCAATATCTTCCGACCTTCTGGCGACCACTCAGGGCATTTCCCGGCCCGCGTCTCCCGAAGATGATCTGCGTTGGTGTCAAACACCTGAAGGTTTTCGGGCCTGTTGTCGCTTGGATTCTCATTTATGTGATGAACAACTTCATTCGGAAGAAGCCGGCGACCAAGCATCTGCTCGGCCACCAAGCGATGCTCCCGAACATAGCCATTATGGTTTGCGTCTGGATGATCTGGCAGATGACGAAGAACGTACCCAGACTTGTCCAGAATTCGCCCGCCCTTCCAGCCTGGATGCTCAGGGCCCGGCTTCGGTCCTCGTCTGCGCATCTGAAATCCCAGCCGCTTGCACGCCTTGTTCACAACCTTGGAACTGCGGCCCAGCAGTTGCCCTATCTCGGCCACTGTTTTTCGCTCCTCCTCGTACCACTTGCGCATTTGCTCAACCGGCCAATCGATCTTGTTGTGCCGTCCCATTTGATGCTCCGGTAGGTGGTAATGAACATTTGTATATTACCGCCTACAAGTACCTCGGTCAAGGGTTGGTGTGGGATTTTGAGGTTCCGGAGACGCACAACTACATCATCGGCGGATTGCCAAACCACAACAGCGGCAAGTCTGCGTGTACGTTCATTGAGGACGCTCGCGCCGCCACTGGACAAGACCCTCACGGCAAATATCCCAAGGAAGGCGGAAACTTGGTGATCATCGGCAAGGGCTGGACCCACATCGGCATGGTGGTCTACCCCATGCTCTTCAAGGCCGGCGCGTTCCGCATCATCAAAGACGAGGTCACGGGCAAGTGGCGTGCGTTTAACCCCAGCACCGACGAGGCTCGCAAGAAGGAGTCCAAGCCTGCCCCTCCATTGATCCCGCCGCGAATGATCAAGGACATGGCGTGGACGCAGAAGAACGCCGGCTACCTCAACAAGGCCGAACTGACCAACGGGTGGACGATCTATTGCTTCTCCTCCGAGGGCGAGCCGCCGCAGGGATTCCAAGCCGATCTTGTCCATATCGACGAGGACGTTTCCAACGAGCGGTGGATCGGTGAAATGCAGGCCCGGCTCTCTGACCGCAAGGGCCGGTTTGTGTGGTCGGCCATGCCGTGGTCGAAGAATGACGCGCTCTTGGGGCTGTGCGAGCGTGCCGACCGCGCCGAGGAGGAAGGCAAGAAGGATGCGATCATCCGGAAGTTTGTCCTTCGCTTCTTGGACAACGCGCACATCGACCAAGAAGAGAAGAAGAAGAACATCGAACGCTGGTCGTCTCTCGGCCAAGACGAACTCCGCATGCGTGCCGAGGGCGAGTTCACCACCGAATCCACGCTCATGTACCCGTCGTTCAATCCCTCCGTGCATGTCATGGAGCGGTCTGAGCTTCCCGATGGGCGGGTGCCGGCGAACTGGACTCGGTATGTCTCCATCGACCCTGGCCATGCGGTGATGGCGACGATATTCGCCGCAGTGCCCCCCGACGAGAAGTTTGTCCTGGTCTACGACGAGCTGTACATACGCAATTGCAACGCCTTGATCTGGGGCGAGGAGTTCTGGAAGAAGGCCCAAGAGCAGCACATCCACTGCGGCATCTTGGACATGCACGGCGGGTCGCTCCGTGATTTGGGGTCTGGGCGGCTTCCCCATGAGCTGTACTCCGAACAGCTGAAGAAGCGGGGGCTCAAGTTCCACATCGGCGGGACGAACTTCATCCCGGGCTCCGACGACATCGCAGCCCGCACCGCGCTTGTTCGCCAGATGCTTCATATCCGCGGAGATGGGACGACTAAACTCCGCTTCCTGAGCGGCGCATGCCCCAATCTTCTCCGCGAGATGCGCCGCTACCGCAAGAAGACGACCACCGTCAACGGGCAGGTGTTTGTGACCGACGAGCCCCAGACCAGGGGCGAGGTCCATGCCTGCCAGACGCTTGAGTACCTCTGCGCCTACGAACCGAAATACCACACTCCCCCCAAGACATACGGCCCCGAGCCTTGGTGGGTGAAGTGGCAGGCTGACCGCCGACGCCGTCAGCGTGAGTCCAGGGATCCCTGTGTCATCTTGGGGCCAATAGGAAAAGCGCGATGAGCGAATATCAGATGCCGTCTGCCGAGCTGGGTGAGTGGGTTCTGTTCTATCCTCACCATGACGCCGAGCCGAATATCGGCGTGGTGACCAAGGTGTCGTCGCGGACGCTGACGATCTGGGTGATCGCCCCGAGCCTGGGCGGGACCGAGAAGTCCTCGGTCCACCATGTCACCGATCCTGGGGTCAACGAGTTCCCTGACTGGAAGCGTTTTGGCTTCTGGGAAACCAAGCCGCGTGACCCCAAGATGGCCATTTTGGCCGAGAAGGTGGCCATGCTGGAGCGAAAGCTGGAGGCCATTGACCCCAAAAAGGCCAAGTAAGGGCATTGGTCAGTAGGAGACTTTGATGGCCGACGACAATCCCCTGCGCCCCATTGTGAAGCGGTGGCTTGAGTGCATCAAGCAGGCCGAGAAGCACAAGAAGCCCTTCAACGATGACGCATCGGAGGCCATGGCGTTCTATGCGTCAGACCCCGATGCGATGTGGAAGGACGCCTACGCGCGAGGGGAACGCGGCTACAACCGTGGGCTGGACGCGCCGGCGTTCCGGATGAGTGTCAACCGCGTGTGGGAGGCTGTTCGTCTCTTTACCGCGGTGATCCACCACCGGAACCCGGCTCGGACGGTCAACCCGCGGGACTATCCGATGGTTGGTCCTGCGCTCTTGGGAGTGAATCCCGGGCCTCCTGTTCCGCAGATGGGGCCCAGCGGTCCCGTCATCGGCCCAGACGGCCAGCCGGTGATGATGCCAGACCCCCAGGTCATGGCATACCAGCAGGCCGTCCAGCAGCAGCAGTTCATGCAGGAGCGCCGGAAGGTCGTCAGCAAGCTCCTTGAGGACTACCTGAACTACACCCCGAACGAGCTGGATCTCAAGCGGCACTCGCGGAAGGTGGTTGAGGAGGCGTTCATCAAGGGCGCCTCAGTGTGGTGGCATGAGCTGTACACGCCCCCTGGGGCGAACACCAAACTGGCAGGCTCGTTCTTCGACTCCATTGACAACCTTGTCTGGGATCCGGACGCAGACGAGTATGAGGACATCCGCTGGGCCGCCCGCCGCAGGGTCCAGCCACTTGACGAAGCCGCCGCCAAGTTTGGCGTGTCCCGAGACGACCTCAAGGGACATCTGGAGTCATACTCTGAGCGCGCCGACGAGGGCGAGCGAGGGTATGAATACAAGCGAAAGACCGGCAAGACCAACGACCTGATCTGCTACTGGGAGATTTACTCCAAGACAGGCTTTGGCGACCGGCTCAAGGACGCCGACAAGGATCTGCGCGGCAAGTTCGACGCCCTTGGGCCGAACTGCTACATCGTCGTCGCCGAGGGCGTTGACTTCCCTCTGAATGTCCCGCCGGCCATGCTGGCTGAAGAGGTGGACGAAACCGGCGTACCGCCGACGATGTTCATGAATGCTCAGTGGCCCATCCCCTTCTGGGCGGAGCCGAACGGCTGGCCGTTCACATTGCTCGGGTGGCACGGCAAGCCCGGCTACTCTTGGCCTATCTCTCTGATCCGCCCGGGAATCGGGGAATTGCGATTCATCAACTGGGCGATGTCGTTCTTGGCAACGAGGATTGCGACTTCCAGCCAGACGCTCATCGGCGTCAGCAAGGCCGCGGATCCTGATCTCAAGGCCAAGATCCTTGAGAAGAACGAGGGCGGCTTCAAGATCGTTGAAATCTCCGAGGCCATCGGCCGGTCGGTCAACGACGTTCTGTCAGTGTTCAACATGCCCGGCGTCACATCGGACATGTGGAACATCATCGCCGAAGTCACCGCGCTCTTTGATCGCCGGGTGGGTTTGACAGAACTCATCTACGGCATGTCGCGTTCATCCTTCAGAAGTGCTGCTGAAGCTGCCGTGAAGAGCGAGCAAATCTCGGTCAGGCCCGACGACTATGCAAACACGCTGGAGGACGCCCTGTCCGAGGTCGCCCGCAAGGAAGCGCTGCTTGCACGGTGGCTGATCTACCCGCAGGACGTTGCGCCGATCCTTGGCAACCTTGCCGCCCAAGCGTGGGCCATGCACGTGCAGAGCGAGGATCCCGAGGCCATTGTTCGGGAGTACTCCTACCGCGTCGAAGCCGGCAGCATGAGGAAGCCCAACATCGCCACTCGCACCGAGAACATGAACAACTTCATGCAGGTCATGATGCCCGTGGCGCAGGGCATGCTGCAGGCCGGACAGCCCGACCTTTTCAACGGCCTCATGGCCGCGTGGGGCAAGGTCAACCAGATGGATGTGTCGGGGTTCGTCGTCCCGCCGCCTCCTCCCCCTCCTCCGCCTCCTGGCCCACAAGAGCCTCCGCCACCCCCGCAGGGACAGTAGTTTCTTATGGACATCCCATTTGAGGTCCGTCAACTCGGACGCGAAGCAGAAGACACCTACACCAAGGCCCTGCCCTACGGGGAGCGGTGGGCCCTCATGGTCGCGCTGCAATGCCCTCCAGGGACCAAGGGCACCGACCGCGCCTACATGGAAGGCCGGATGAACAACCAGCAGCTCAACGACATGCCCGAGCGGCAGGCCAAGTACGTGGCCGCCGAGGCTCGCAAGGCCGGTATCAACATCTCGGGCAAGTACTACTGCGGCGGAGTGGCTGACGGCCGGGGTTGGCGAGATCCCGAAGCCTGGGTGTCGTCCAACGACGACGTTCTTCGGGTGGCGAAAAAGCGCCGCATGTCAGTGGCCGGAAGCGTGAACTACGACCCCGGCCCTGCCCCGCCCCAGAGGAAACTGATCTCCGAGAGCATTGTCCGAGATGAGGTGCGTCGGGAAAAGAGACGCAACCCATCCGCCAAGACGGAAGAGATTCGCGAACGAGTGATTGAGAAACACGCCTACAGGGTCAAGAACCGATGAGCGAGATCGCCAGACACTTTACGACCGGCTCCGTCCTTATTGCCTCCACGGCCTCGGCCACCAGCAGCACTCCGCGATTCCCCTTTGGCCGTTATGCCGGCGGAGGCGTGATCATCGGCAACACTGGTGGCGCCACCCAGATTTCTTGGCATGCCGCCGCTGCGGCTGAAGACGTCCCCAGGCCGATCTACGCCGATGGCTCCGCGGTCACCACTTCTGTGACGGTTGGTTGCCTGCCGATTCCGGACGCCTGCTTCGGCTTCCCGTTTGTGGCTCCCATTATCACAGGCGGAACCACCTGCGCCATGACCGTCTGCGTCAAGGGTTGACCGCATGCCGATGAACAACCGGCTCCTGCGGCCGAGACAGACCACTCACCCTGAGGCAGCGAACTGGGCGGCTCGCGTCGTCGCCAACGGCGGCAGTGTCGGCTCGTCGCTGTCTGCCGTCAGCAAGTTCTGCGTGGACATTGACAAAGCCGGTTTGCGGAGCAAGTTCTACCGGCTGTCGCTCCTGTGTGGTGACAACCTTCTGGCGGCACTTGTCCCTCTCTACCGCTCCACGGCGATTGGCGGGACTGTTCTCGGCCTAGACACAGACGAGAACGTGGGCTTTGTGTCTGGCGACTACACCCTGGCTGGCAGCCTAGACAACACTACTGGCAACAAGTACCTGCGGCTCAACTCACGGCCATTCAGCACGCTGCTACCGTCCGGCAACGACCGGCAGAGCGGGCACGTCGCCGTGTCATGCACCGGCGCAAATACCTCTCCCACAGGAACATCTCCAATCATCGGCATACAGACTGCCGGTTCTGGCGAGGCGTACCATGTCAATGCCAGGTACTCTGGCAGCCAGTTCATCTTCTGGGGGACACGGGCAATCAACTGGACTCCGTCGGCGACATCGGGGCGACTCAATCTCATCAACACGCGAAACGCGGGAC